GTGGTTCACTTTTCTCTGCGATGCACGGAAGTTTGGTAACCTCATCACTGGTTCGTGAAACTACTGAAAACGAAAGTCAAAACTATGGATACAAGTTCGGACAAGAAGAAGAAACCTACAATATTGTTGCAGCACATGGATACTTTGGAAGACTTATCTTCCAGTATGCATCCTTTAACAATAGCAGGAGCCTTCACTTTTTTCTGGCTGCTTGGCCTGTTGTTGGTATCTGGTTCACTGCTCTTGGCGTGTCTACTATGGCCTTCAATTTGAATGGCTTCAACTTTAATCAAAGTATTGTTGATAGTCAGAACCGTGTCATCCCTACCTGGGCAGACATTCTGAATCGTGCAGGTCTCGGACTAGAAGTTATGCACGAGCGTCAAGTTGTGCTTTGCGCTCTATAAATCGGATGAATTGCTGGAAACCCCAAGTGGGCAATCAGCAGCCAAGTCTTAGATACATCTAAGAAAGGTTCAGAGACTACCTGAGGAATAGAGTTTCCTTAATAACAGGTTCAAGCGTCCGACACCAGAAATGGTGATGATATAGTCCAATCCTGATAGCAATATCAGATAGTTAAGGAAAGTTTAAGAATGCACACAACTTTCCTTTAGACCTAGCGGCAGCAGAAACAACTTCGGTTGCTCTAACTGCTCCTTCTATCGGTTGATAAAATTGGGGACCCTTTACGGGTCTCTTTTTTTATGCTATAATGGACTTTAAGATTTTATAAATAGTTAAAAGATTAAACACCATAATGAGAACCACGAAGATTTGTAGAACCTGCGCCAAAGAACTTCCCACTTCTGATTTTAGAGAAGGTCGTAGAAGGTGCATTAGATGTGAAGAAAAAACCTATGCCGAAAACTGGTCTAATAAAACTCACATTACTTGTAATAAATGTAGTGTAGAAAAACTAATCTCTGAATACTACAAAGGTCATAAGAGATGTAAGGAATGCTATAGTAAAGATTATAAGGATAAAAAACCTTCTTATGATGATAAGAAGGACTATATGTTGAAATATACTTATGGTGAAGATTTTGGATTAGAGCAATACCAAAACATTTTACAAGAACAGGACGAAGTTTGTGCTATTTGTTTTAATCCAAATACTAATGGTAGGAAAGATAGCAATAACCTTTATGTAGACCACGACCATAAAACAGGTAAAGTTCGTGGATTACTTTGTAGTAACTGCAACAGAATGTTAGGATTGGTTGGTGATAATTTAAATACATTAAGTAGTGCAGTTAAATACCTACAAAAACACAAAGAATTATGAAACTTACAATATCGCAAGTTCTTGAGATGCTTGCAAAAGCAAATCAAATTGATTTACAACCACAAATTGAAATAATTCAAGATGATTATTGGATTTATTTTTGGGGGTATAATGGAGATTCGGTTATCGTCACGCAAGATGGAACCTTTATGGGTTATGGGTGGACTTACGAACAACTTATGAATGTGTTTGATGAAAAGATTAAATACCTACAAAAACACCAGTGAGTAAAAACACTCATTGACTTCTTTATTAACAAATGTTAAGATAAATATGAGAAATAACACAGGTGCTTATGGTTTCATCTACACTTTCACAACCAATTTCACAAAGAGGATGGTTCGATGTTCTCGATGACTGGATTAAAAGAGACCGTTTCGTTTTTGTTGGATGGTCTGGACTTCTTCTTTTTCCCACTGCTTATCTTGCTATTGGTGGTTGGCTTACTGGGACAACTTTCGTTACGAGTTGGTACACTCACGGACTTGCATCTTCCTATCTTGAGGGTGCAAACTTTCTTACTGCAGCAGTTAGTACTCCAGCAGACGCTATGGGTCATTCTCTTCTTCTTCTCTGGGGTCCTGAAGCTCAGGGAGATATCGTTAGGTGGTTCCAACTTGGAGGGCTTTGGCCCTTTGTTGCTCTCCACGGTGCATTTGCTCTGATTGGATTCATGCTTCGTCAGTTCGAAATTGCTCGTTTAGTAGGGATTAGACCGTACAATGCTATTGCGTTTTCTGGGCCTATTGCTGTTTTTGTCAGTGTGTTTCTCATGTATCCACTCGGACAATCGAGTTGGTTCTTTGCGCCGAGTTTTGGTGTTGCAGCGATTTTTAGGTTCCTCCTATTCCTGCAGGGTTTCCACAACTGGACACTCAACCCCTTTCATATGATGGGAGTTGCAGGTATTCTTGGTGGAGCACTGCTCTGTGCAATTCATGGTGCTACTGTGGAGAATACACTTTTTGAGGACAGTGACCAAGCAAATACTTTCAAAGCATTTGAACCAACTCAAGAGGAAGAAACATATTCAATGGTCACTGCCAATAGGTTCTGGTCTCAGATCTTTGGTATTGCTTTTAGTAATAAGAGATGGTTGCACTTCTTTATGCTTTTTGTTCCCGTTATGGGGCTTTGGACTTCTTCCATTGGCATTATTGGCCTTGCATTTAATTTGAGGGCTTATGATTTTGTAAGTCAGGAGATTCGTGCTGCTGAAGACCCTGAGTTTGAAACATTCTATACAAAGAATATTCTTTTGAATGAAGGACTTAGAGCGTGGTTGGCGCCAGTTGATCAACCACATGAACAGTTTGTATTTCCTGAGGAAGTGCTCCCAAGAGGCAACGCACTCTAAAATAAATAAGGGAGTTCCAAAAGGACTCCTTTTTTTATGACCTTCCTTCTCATCCTCCTAGTATTCCAACTCTTCGGAGTGTTCCTCTTTCTAATGTCCCTACTATGATATCCTCCACCACTCCATATAAACTCGCAGAGATTATCAGAGATACTTGGCCCAACCTTTACAGACCGATGAAAAAGGAGTATAATAATCAAAAAACTTCAAAAAATGAACAAGTATAATACCGAAGATTATTTTTCTGTGATTGAGACTAAGACTGGTAGAAAAATTGTAGATTGTGGTGACGAACAAGATGCTCATGCAATGGTTGCATTTGACCCTGCCAATCGGACAATTACAAGAAATAAGTTTCTGATGGGTCAGGTGATTGATATAGTGATGCCCAAAGCACTTCCTACCAATGAAATTACTATCAACCCTAAACCTTATCAAGAGCATCAAGATGAGTGGATGGTTGAAAAAATTAATCAATTGCCTCAAATCAAACTACCAGAAGGACAACAAGAACCTTTTAGGGTATGAATTACCGAAAGCATAAGCAGTCAGAAAATCTCAAAAGGAAGAGGATGTACACACCTGAGGGTTACCTAAAAGATCCCCCAGATACTAAATGTCCATATTGTGGGGAAACTAAAAAAGCATGTTCTTATGTAAATAGTTTATCAAGATCATGGGCAAGAGATGCCTGTAAGAAGAAAAATGGTAATAAATAATCATAAGTTGCAACTACTTATGGTTCCTCTACATTCTTTTAAGGACTATCTGTTTAATCTTGAAACGACCAGTAAAGCAGAAGCAAAACGAATGTGGAGGAGGATTATAAAAGAACAATGGGAACATAAGTGTGCCTATTGTGACTCAGAAGAAAATATCACACTAGACCATATTACTCCCCAGTGTAAAGGTGGTTTAGATATTAAGACAAATGTAATTGCTTGTTGTCATTCTTGTAATCAATCCAAAGGGCACACTCCTTGGGAGCAGTGGTATTATAATCAAGACTTCTTTACAGAAGCAAAAAGAGATGCTATAGTAAAATGGATGAAACCAGAAGAAAATTCAAATCTATATAAGTATAGACCAAGAAGAAATAATGCATCTTAATATTCATGGATGATGGTAGTATCTACCCCATTGCAGCAAATGTAATGGGGACCTTAATTTCAATTTTAATAATTCTTATACCCTTATTAATAATTTTATGAATTTTACAGTTTATTCAAAAAAAGGTTGTCCTTATTGCGACAAAATTAAGATGGTTCTGGGTGATTTGAGTGTCAAAAAAGGATACCCAGTCATTTGTTATGAACTTGGAACTGAATTTACAAGAGAGCAATTCTATGCTGAATTTGGAGAAGGTTCTACATTTCCACAAGTTGTTTTTGATAAAAAAAATATTGGTGGATGTAGTGATACCGTGAAGTACTTACAAGAGAACAATATGTTTTAATGAGTACTATAAATAATTCTGGAAAAACAGACATCAATCGTGGTGTTGAGTTACTACTTCGCAAAAAGGGAGGAACAAATCAACCAGAATTGGATTCTAGACAGTTCAGTTTTGGGAAAATGTTTTCTCTTTTTAAACGAGAGATACATTTTAAAATTGAACTAAGAGTGGCAAAGAAAACGTAATCTCTTGGAGAAAAAAAAATGTTAGCATCAGAACTCACCATTTTCACTATATTAACTTTTTTATTTTTACTTGTGGGCGGAGTAATAGGTTGGCTAACGAAGTCTCACTTGTATGAAAATCAAGTTAGACAATTTTACACTCATCCAGAAATGTTTGATGAGAACGGTAATCTTATACCAGACGAAATTTTAGCAGTACGATTTGAAAATTATGACGACGACAACGACGACGAAGAAGACAGAGACTGAACTCGAAATTCTTCCTCCAAATCCATTTATATTTGAAATCCTTGCTCTTGCTTCAAAACAAAGATCAAAGGCAAAGAAAGTAGAAGTTCTTAAAACCTACGAACACGATTCATTAAAAGCAATTTTTATTTGGAATTTTGATGAAACTGTAATATCTGTTTTACCAGAAGGTGATGTTCCATTTTTTGGTGAGAATGATATGAAGACATCAACAATGTCTGAAAGAATTGAAGATGCAATCAAGCAAATGAATGGTTCATCAATAGGAGCACTTGATCAAAGATATTCTACAATTCGTAAAGAATATACTAAGTTTTATAATTTTATTAAAGGTGGAAACGATACATTGAATGGAATTCGTAGAGAAAATATTTTTGTAAATCTTTTGGAAGGTTTGCACCCTTTGGAAGCAGAAATTCTTTGTTTGTGTAAAGATAAGAAACTTGAAAGTAGATATAAAGTCAATAAAGAGATTGTATCGGAAGCATACCCTGATATTGTTTGGGGAAATAGAGGTTGAAAACTGGAGGAAAATTATTGAATATTATACATAAAGACTGCGATAAATCATTAGCAAAAGATAAAAGTCTTCCTGTTGATTCTTATCTTGTGACGTATCTTGTAAAAGATAAAGAAAAATATGATATAGTACAATCAGGTAGTAAGGTGGAAGTGTTTGACACTTATTATGATGAGTATGGAAAGGGAGCACTGAAAGAGATTAAATGGACTGATGGAAAAATAAATCCAAAGATGTATGGATATGTTCCCAAAGAAACGAAAAAACGAAGATAAAAGTAGCAGCACGATACAAAAAAAGTATCTGTTGCTACTTTTTCATGTTTATGCTAATATATACAGTACGTTCAACCCATTTTGGGTCGGAAGTAAGCCGACGCGGAACGGATCGTTCATCTATGGAAACACTCTTACTCAGTTGTCTTCAGGCACAATTGATTATTGGAAGAGTTATGAAGGCAAATATGCCTCCACAAACTCGTAATGATTTAATTTGGGAAATCAAAAAGATTACTCCCAAAAGGTGTAAAATAGACGCAAACGCCGACTGAAGGAACGCTCTTTAATCTAAACAACTAAGGAGAAAACCTAATGTCACAAGTAAAAACTAAAAACAACTGGCAGCTTGTTTTAATCAAGCAACAAAAAGAAAAAGAACAACGTGAACATCAAGCAAAACTAGCAATGGCAATGCGTTGATAATTTAGGAGGGATTGATTCCCTCCTTTTTTATGCTAGAATAACTGAAGATAACTTTATAATATGGATAGAGAAAAAGTTAAATTGATTATAAGGAATATGGAACTGCTTTTGGATTCGTTAAAAGCAGAAATCTATACAGACGTTCAAGCACATAAAGTAAAGAGTAATCAACGAATTATTGATTACGATGAAGTATTTGAGGATAATGATGACTAGCAGATCAAAACAGTTGGTTAAACTACTTAAAAAATTAATCAAACAGGAACATTTGTATTCAGATAAACAAC